TGAACAAGTGCAACTGACCATTGACTTTGATGATGTGATTATTGTTTTTTATGTAGGTTGCAAACTTATCAAAAAGAAATGTACTGCCTTTATAGAAAACAGGTTTTTTGAATGCATCATCACGAAGAATCACTTCAAGTTCATTTTCTGACAATGGTTCTTTCAAGACAAATTTGTTGATGATTTCAATTGTTTTTCTTGCTTCTTCAACACTGAAATCATTGCTTTGAAGGGTCAGAATATAATTGAATAGTGCCTGATTCCTTCCTGAACCTGCATCCATATCAAGAAATTCAGTGCTACACTTCAACGGAAACAACCATTTTGGAATTTCCTGATATTCTTCATCTTCCAAAATGTCATATAACACTTTTCTTTCCTTGTTTTCAATCTTCAACACTTCAATGGAATTTCTGCATCCTGATTTAATGTCTATGTTTCGCAGTCCACAAGCAAGGGTTGTTTTGGTGTAACACTTTTCAATCTTGCTATTCTTGAAAAGAAAGTGCATTCCGGACCTGCTCTGTAAAACTTTACATCTGACATTTTCAGCTTCACAAATATCCAACAGAATTTTTGACTGTTCCATGTCATCAACATCAATCAAGATTGCATCAGATGCAAGAACACCTGCATATTCAGGAAGTGACTGCACCTGTTCCAAGGTCTTGAAATCAGTTCTATTTTTGAATTTTTCAATGGACTTTTTATCCTGTGTTATGATATAACCTTTGAAAAACATTTCAATCACCTTCCCTTCATATACTTTTCAATTAGTTTAATATTTCGGTCAAACCTTTGAACTTTGCTTGACATCTTTTTTGATATGGTCACAAAAGTCCTTTTGGATTGTGTCCATGATTTCAAATCCGCTTTTGCCTGTGAATATTCACTTTCCGTCAGATATGTTCCAATTGGGTGTTTCTTTGTTTCAACCAATCTTTTCAAATCAATGACCTTTTGATGTGCTTCAAGGAATTTTTTGTGGTTTTCCTTCCCGGTCATAAAAGAATCGTTTCTTTGCTGATTCAAATATTCCAACAATTCACCAAACTTTTCCGGACAATATCGCACCATCAGTTGAAAAACTTTTTCAGCAGTTTTCAGGGTGCAAGGGAAGAATTCAGAAACATTCAATTCCATGAATCCTTTTGTTTTGTCATTCCATTCAATTCTTAATTTTTCCACTATATCACCCCAAAATCTTTCAATCTTTTTATTGCAAAATCTATGTACCACTGTTTGTCAAGTTTTCCCGGAACTTTCACACCATTGACTTCTTCATTGTAAATAAAACAATGCAGTGGACTGTTTTGAAGTTTTTCAGGTTTTCCGGTTCTGATGCTAACCTTTTTGACACCTGCATCATGTGTGTTCTTTGATGCAAATACCCTGATGCACTTTTCTTTGATTGGTTTGTCACCATGAAGAATGTGACTGTATTTATTAGAAATCTTGGACACCAACTGAAATTCCTTCAAATCATCACATTCATTGATGGTCTGTTCCACCGGAACACCATTCACCATGTATTCAACAAGTGCTTTGTTCAAAATAGGCAAATCATAGTCCAAATCAGAAAGTTTCTTGATATATGCACCTTTGACCTTCATTGCACCGGTTTCCCGGTCAATCAACATATAATTGTTGACATCCTTTTGAAAGATTTCACCAAAGAAGGTTTCAAAATCCATCTTCATTCCTGTTCTGCATTCCCATTCTGCAACAATATCATCAATCACATCAAAATCATGTTCATAGTCTTTCAATTTGATGGCAATACCATCTGTATTGTTTTGAACCAAGCATTCAATGTGTGGTTCAAGATGTTCAATCAAGTCAAGCAACAACAATTGACCATTGATGCAAATACTATTGTTTGACATTGGGTCATATAATGCAGACCCCTTTTGTTTCATCTGTCCGGAAATTGCATTGTCCATAATTTTGAAAGGCAATCTTGCTTTTTTATCACCTTTCCTTTTGAACTCAATATTGCTTCTGTGAATAAATTCAAAGTTTTCAGGATTGTCCATGACCCTATAACCAAATTTATATTTTTCTTGAAGTGAAGGGTAGTATGCGGTAACATCAATAATCAGAAAATCACCTTTGGCATGATATTTTGGTCTTGCACCATGTCCACCGCCCCATGAAAAGGTATGTTCTACACCTGCAACCATCACACCATCTTGCGATTTCTCATAGTCATGATTTTCAGGGTTTTTATACCAATCAGCAATGAATTTGTATTTCTTCAAATCAAGACAATCCAAAATTGGGAATTGGAATTCATCATCAAAGGTTTTTCCCTTGTGATTTCCACCAAGAATTTCCGCTGCAAGTTGTGCTTTGGTCTTTGACAATGATGACAAGGGCAATTTGAAGTGCTTGATGAAAAACATCATTGTGTTGAATTCATCAACCCTTCTGATAAAAACTTCAATGGTCTGTTGAACATCATGTCTGCAATAGAAGATGGTTTGTTCAATTTCATCTTCTGTCAGTTTTCGGTCAATGTCGAAAGGAACAGATGTTTCCTTGATATTGTTTCCCATAAAACCTTCAAAGGATTTCAAACCCCTGTCAGTTCCCAACATAACATCATAATTGATTAGTGGAATATCTCTGAAAAGACTGCTGAACTTCCATCCGGGATTGCCCTTGACAATGATATAATCATTGATTTTTTTGGGGTCAAAACCGCAAAGAATGCCTTTCAAAATGTATTGGTCATAATGTCTTGAATTGAATCCAACCCAAATGTCATTGATGTTTTCTTCATACACCCTTTGAAGTTTGTCAGGGTCATTGACAATGATATGTTCACATTTTTTGGTCATATCCATGATGACAACCAACCAATCTTCCTTGAAAACTTCAAAGTCATAAAAAAGCATTTTTCATTCACCTTCCTTTCTGTTAGATTTCAAAGGGGGAAGGAAAATCCCCCTTTGATACCTTCACCGATTATTCCACTTCAAAAACTTCTGTGATTTCGTATGTGCCGAATCCCTTCTTACCTTCTTTATAAGAAAGGGCAAATTCAAGGTTGCCATCAATTGCTTCCATAACATCCATCAGAAGATTGCCATACTGTTTGTATGTAACAAATTCAATTTCAACACCTGTGTCCATACTTCGCAGAAGTTCATTGACAATGTGAATCTGAAATCCCTGTGTGATAACCTGATTCATGAAGATTCTTGAACCCTTGAAATCACCGGCAAGAATTTTGAACCAAATACTAACCATTGGGTCACCTTTGGAAGATGCAATCAGTTCCAATTTATCAACTGCAACTTCATAATCACCATGTGGAACTTCCCTGAATGTTTGTCCATTTTCTGCTGCTTCTTTCACATCTTCTGCAAGACCTTTTGTGTCAATTGCATTGTCGAACTTATCCCATGCATTCATGTTTGTATTTTCTGCCATTTTAATCACCTTTTTAACCTTTCAAAATATTATTCTTCATTTGTTGTTCTTCTTGTTTTTCTCGTTCTCGGTTTTTCAACCGGTTCCCCATTGGAAGGGGGTTCATCAGAAGGGGTTGAATCTTCACCATCTGACTGTTCAACAGTGTCAGATGCGGTTTCTTCTGCAATAGCAGCTTTCAATTCACCATCTTCCTTTTTTCTTCTGCCTGTTCTTTTGCCCTGTGAAGGCTCATTTTCTGCTTCTGACGGACTTTCAACTGTATTTGATGAATTTATATTGCCACCATCAGAAACAGTGTCCTGTGCATTCCTGACTGCATTTCTGTTTGCTTCATCATATACCTTGAACAGTTCATTGACATCAAGTGCAATATCCTGTGCATCTGTTTTCAATCTGCCACCACCAAAAATGACTTCATTGGATTTGAAGTTGAATGTTCTGACATCACCATCTGCAACAATTCTTGCAACAATGTCCACCATTCCTGCAACCTTCAAAGCAACCTTGTCCTGCATATTGGGTTTGATTGCAGTGATTTTGTCACCGCCCTTTTTTGTGATGTCCTTGGAAGTATCTTCATGAGAAATCAAAATAATATTTTCATAATCAAGTGCCATCAATCTTTTCAGTGTATTCAGGAATTCGCCCCTGACCATATCCCATGCCTTGAAGGAATCATCAGATTCGTGCTTGATTCCCATTTGGTCATACATGAATAATCTGCAATATTCATATAAATCTTCCACAAGGTCAACAATGATGGTTTTGAAGGTGTTGTCCTTCTTTTCAAGTTCTTCAATGACATCTTTGAAAATTTGCCATGCAAGGGTCTTTTTGGTCATGCGACCTTCCACCTTGATTTCATCTTTAATTCTGATGTATGGTGCATCAACAAATTTGATGTTTCCATCTGTGTTCAGCATCAAAGGGTCCGGAAATCCATTTGCAAATGTGGTCTTTCCGCAGAAGGGGACACCATAAATCCACATAACCCTTTTTTCAACCTTTTCAATGTTTCTTCTTTCATTTTTCGGTAAATTCATAAAATAGTTCCAACCTTTCATACAAAATTCTTCAAATTCGCAGTATCTACAAAACCAACCTTGATTTTGTTCAAAATCTGCTTTTTCATTGATTTTCTTGACCTGCAACAACCAATCAATGACTTTGTTGTGGTCAAATTCAATCTGTTCAACTTTGACATCAACTTTTGCAAGTTCAGACCTGATGCGGTTTCTGAATTCTTGCAAATCTTCTGTCTTTTTCTGTTTGATGTTCACTTTGGGAACAAATAAGAAATACAGATTGCGGATTTTCTTTCCGGGATTGCACTTTTCAAAGAAATACTTGTATAAGTGCAATTGTCTTGAATCCTTGTAATGATTCACATTGTTTGAATATTTGAAATCATAGATGTCATAAACATTTGGAAGTTCAACACCCCTTTCAAACACTGTTGCAGGTGTTAGAAGGTCAATAAATCCGTGAAAATCATCATCTTTGATTTCAACTTCATATTCACCGGAAGGCAACACCGCTTTTGCCTTTGGAATAAGATTTTCCAATTTGATTGCTTCATTCACATGGGAATCATCAATGATGGGGTATGACATGAAATATTCATTGATTGCAGTTTTCACATCTTTTTCAATTCCTGTGTGAAGTGCAGTTCCAATCACAAGTGCATTATCTGCTTCAATTGGGGGATTTGTTGTTATTCCGTCAATATATCGCATTTTGAACTTGTATGGACACTTTTCAAATGATTCAACTTTGCTATGTGACCACTGCATTCCATCACCCCTTCCACAATCAATTTGAACTGTTCAAACCCTTCCGGATAAAGAATCATTGCAATACTTTCTGAATTGTTTATCTGCTTGACATTGTGTTTTTGCAGTTCAGAAGGCTTTCCATTTGATGCCTTCAATTCAACATCAAGACTGATTGCATTCACAACAATGTGCATATCAGGCAAACCCTTTTTGGAATATCCACCGCCCCATCTTTTTTCATAATATCCGCATGGGGAAACTGTCATTTTCTGTTTAGGCGTTCCAAGTGCATACACACCTTTGGATTCAAGCCATTTTTTGACCCTTCCTTCAAAGTTCTTTTCTGCTGCCATCTGCCATCACTTCTTTCCTTTTCCACCAACACACACAATGATGATTGTGATGCAGATGATAATTGTAATCAAAACATTTTGTGTCATACCTTCTTCACCCCTTTCACTTCAACCTTGATGTAGGATGATTTTTTTGAAACCTTTGAACATTCTTCTGCAATTTCCGGATGAAGTTTCCTCAACTTTGCACTGTCAATGGAAGTTGATGTGGTTTCTGCAACATAGGTGATGTCAAGAACATCAGAAGTGAATTTCTTCACACCATACTTTTCCATTGCCTGTTTCAGTTTATCTTTCAGTTCTTTTTCCTGTTCTTCACACTGTTTCTTCATGTTGACAACTGTTGCAATCTGTTGAAGGACTGCAAGTTGCTGACTTTGGAAAGTTGCAAGTGCATTTTCTTCATCAAAAATAGCATCTTCGCATTTTGCATAGTTGACTGCCTGTTCACACACTTCACTGCAACATTCCCTGTCAGCACATTGAACACAACATCCATCAAACTTTTCCAAAGGACAACTGTTTTTGCATTTAATCATAATAGTTCACCTTCTTTCACATAAATTTCTTTATACTGAACACCAAAATCAAGTGCTTCACTGTGGTCATCAAAATACACATCAATTCTGTTTCCTTTAATAGCACCGCCCCGGTCTTGAACAATGTATGTATGACCATCAATGATGACTTCTGTTCCAAATGGAAGAACAGTGGTGTCAGCAGCAATTGTGATTCCTTCTGTTGCTTTGACCCCTGATGCAGTAATTCCATCAGTTTTTCCACAACATTTTTTACAAGCACAATATGCAGTCAGTTTGTATTCACCAAGACTGATGGTTTCCGG